CGTGACTTTGTTATGGCGAGGTTACGATGGTAAAAAAAGAAAAAATTAAAGAACCCATTATACAAACTTATATAAGCAGATTATATGGCGACGACTATGTACAAATTTTGTTCTGGTTAGAAAAACATATTGGAAAAATGACTGTTTCTAAACCAGTAATTTATTGGGAAGGCAATAACTGGAAAATGCGGTTAGTGCAAGGTAAGATAGGCGATTCATATTGTGACGTAGAGTTTAATAACAAAAAACATTTACAGGTATTTGATAAAGCGTGGACTGAATGACCGCTACTGTTAAAGTTTATGACAAACAATGGGCACCGATGTTACATTGGTTACAAGAAAACATTGGTCCATTATTACATAGTAAACCAATAATATTTTGGCATGGCAAAGGATGGCATATGAAGTTGGGACGAGAAATAGGCGCTATGAGTATACGACATAGTGTTATTACAGTAGATTTTGATACACCTGAACATGCAACTTGGTTTGGATTGATTTGGCTATGATAAAGAAACGGGCTATGGCTGCTGGCAGACAATACGGGACTGATATAACCAACATGGCAACACGATGGATAGATGAAATCAACGTGAAACGCCTTGAAACTGGTTACGCTGACAATCAACCTAAATGGCCTTACTGGGTACGTCCACACAACTACGATGAAAAAGAGTGGTATGACATGGACAAATGGTTGATAAACATAATGGGTGATAGTAATTGGCATAAAGAAAACGCACCTTGGGTAGGCAGTAATCGTAAGTATTGGTTCCGTAATGAAGCCGATAGAACCTTTTTTATATTGCGTTGGTCATGAATAGCAAACAGCGTAGAAAAGAAAAACGTGATATTGACAAGAATTATCACAAGGTACATCTTACAGTACGCCCAGGAATGAATTGGGCTGATTGGAGTGACCAAGTTGCGGAGATGGTTAGATGGGTTAGGAACCATACTAGGAGTTATTGTCGTTTGCAAAGATATGAGTGGACCGGTAGTACATTCTATTTCTTAGACGCAAAAGATGCTACACATTTTATATTGAGATGGTCATGATAGATATAGAACACGAATACATTGACAAACTTGCTAAAGATATGGCTGACAGTATTGATACAGAAGTACTGTATAATGCTATGGGTTGGACTGTTGTTGACATACCGCACCCATGGTACATTCCTAGTGTGCGTAATAATGTAATAGATTGGTTAAAAGAAAATAAAATTGAATATCATGAATATCATTGTTGGGACAGCAGAATTGCTTTCAAAAAAGGTAGTGATGCTACATTCTTTTTATTGAGGTGGTCATGATTGAAGCCGAAACTATTATTAGCCGTGATATGACTACATTGCGTCAAATACTAGTTTGGTGTAGTGACCAGTTTGGTCAACCTGCTAGTAGCCTAGACAATATAGGTGAGCGTTTTATATGGGGATATCGTGCTGGAGTATATGAAACTTCATTTCATTTTGCCCAAGCTAAAGATTGTACTTTTTTTATTTTGAGATGGACATGAGTAAATTTACGCATAAAACATCACGCTATTTTGGTAGCACAGTTAATATACATACTATCTCTTGGAAGAACCAAGAAGATGTTGACACCAAAGAAATCAAGAAATGGTGTAAAAAGAATTACGGCAATTCAGGATATGATGAAGAAACTGGAAGTAATCGTTGGGTAGATAACATTAAACAGTGTGAGATAATGCTTACCCGTGATGAAGATTTAACATTGTTTTTATTGCGCTGGGAATGAAATCTGTGACCATCTACGGCAAAAGTGCGAATGAAGTAATAGAAATAGTACATCAAATGCAAGCACACGGCTGGACTGATGGAGTAGATTTTGATTGGGCATATCATCGTTCTTCTACATATGATACAAGAGATCGCCGAGCAGTGTTTAATTTTTACAAAGAAGAATACAGTACTTACTTTGCGTTGAGGTGGGTATGACCAATATATCAAAATCATTTCAAGATTATGATGACGATGATCCGGCATTACATCAACGAAAGAATCGTTGGAAGTATTGGGAAGCATTGAAAAAAGTTCGTGTAGAGTACATGGAAAACAAAACAAAGTTTGACGCATATGATTTTGAAGATTACATTGAAAAGAAGTATGGTGTAAAGATGAATATAGTAAATGGTAACATCACTGACGGGTATCTAGTAGTAGACGAAAAACTCTACTTGATATTTTTATTGAAATGGGGATAATATGGCATATATAAACACTGGCTCATTTGCCCCGGCAACAACATTTACAAGTAGCCAACTTTGCCGTGACAGTAAATCTAAATTTGGACACAAAACAGTCTACAACAGAGATTGTAGGTATCACAAAGAAGATCCGGTTATCATAGTAAAATGGATGAGAAGAAATTTTGGTGAAAGACACCGAGGTTGGGACTTCTCTTTAGCTGGAGGATGTGTTACAATAGAGTTGTGGGATGATAAATTTATAACAATGTATGAAATGTGGAAGACATGACCTCTTTATTTAATGAACTATTTTCGTTTACCGACGGCTCGGTGGAAAAAACTAAAGTGTGTAATAAATGCCTCACTGAGTTGCCTATCAGTAAATTTAGTAAAGAATGTGGCAATAAAATTCGTTCGCACTGTCGAGAGTGCGATAGAAAAGTAATGAAGGTCAGAAAGCACCTTCGAAGTATAACTCCTCCGCCTGCAATAGATTATGTGTGTCCTATATGCAAGCGAAGCGAAATACAAATCAAAGAAAAGATGCAGTACATGACCAGAAAGGTTCCGGTATGGTCATGTGATCACGACCACCTCACTGACACTTTCAGGGCATGGTTATGTAATAAATGTAATTTAGGTTTAGGTAATTTTAATGATGATGTACAGTTGCTACAAAATTGTATTGATTATCTAAGGGGAACCAAGTGATGAAAAATGAAAAACACGAAAAAGGATAATTATGGCAGATATAATGATAGACATTGAATCACTTGATACAACACCAGATTGTGTGATTCTTACAATTGGTGCAGTATTGTTTGACCCTCGTGGTCAAGGAATCATTGACAAGATTGAGATTAGACCTACTATCGAAGATCAAACAGAAATTTATAATCGTAGCATAAACGAAGCAACATTAGAATGGTGGGGTAAACAAAATCCAGAAGCGATTGAAGAAGCTATGGGTGATAGAGACCGTGTATCATTTAGTGAAGCGATGAGTCAATTGTATAAGTTTTGTTGGAATCATGGTAAGCCGTGGAGTCATGGAGCACCGTTTGACATTGTTGTGATGGAACATGCTTGGAGACAACTTGGACAACTAGCACCTTGGCCTTATTATAATGTTAGGGACACACGAACATTATTTGATATTACTGGTGTTAGTCTCAAAGACGGCAATCATGTTACAACACACAAAGCCGTAGAAGATGCTGAACGACAAGCTATTGTGGTGCAACAAGCATATTTGAAATTAATGAAAGCAGGATTGGCTCAACTAAGATGAGAATAGATAGTGATATTGATATTGATTTTGCCGATAGATCAGAGATGTTACTGCATATAAAACATACCAGTGCGGCAATGCGTAATGTCAATCCTATTCGCAAACATGCAACTGGTGTATATGTTACACCTATTCCCTATGACCCTGTGCTTGATATAGCAAGCATTGATTATACAGTAGCAGAGAAGCGTGGTTATTTCAAACTTGATTTATTGAATGTTCATGTCTACGAGAATGTACGTGATGAACAACATCTAGTTGAGTTAATGGTTGAGCCTGATTGGAGTAAACTAAAGGATAAGAGTTTTGTTGAGAAACTAATTCACTTGAATAATCAGTACTATAACTTAGAGAAGATGCCCGAACCCATAGATAGCATCCCAAGATTGGCAATGTTTCTAGCAGTTATTCGTCCTGGTAAAAAGCATTTGATTGGGAAATCTTGGAGTGAGATTAGTAAAACTGTATGGGATAAGGGAACTGATGGTTATGTATTCAAACGTAGTCATAGTGTAGCCTACGCACAACTAGTAGTTGTTCACATGAATTTGTTAGGGCATTCTCTTAACGAGAGTGATGCTACGGCGTTTACTACGGCGTTTACTTAATTCATTCATACTACATATTGGACCGTGCACCACTACTAGACTTTTGTTAGTAAAGGTCCTTAAGTAGGGTTTAAAGGGTAGCCAATCATCCTTTAAGAACAGATTGATAGGGATAAGACGATTACTTTCCCACCACCAAACTTCTCCGAGTTCTAAGAATTTCTCTTTTATTAAATTATCTGTTATAGCCCCGTAATCATATATAGTGGTGACCATGTCATCACGGTTTTGTACAATTCCTACATAATCCTGGTTGGCATATGAACATACTGTAATGAACGGGTGATTTTCAGTCAATCGTTTAAAGAATTCGTTTTGGATCATTATTTTAGTTAACTGTTTATTTATCGGGTAACCAAAGTTAATTAAATTAAAATATATAGACTAAATACGTAATAGGAGCCTACATTTGTGTATTCAACATCAGTATTTTATTACGTTCAGCGCAACATTGTTGTGTTATTGTCAGGCTATTCACCGAGGAGATATATGCCAGTCTATGCCAAACCATTAACCCTACATAAGGGAGTGGATAATCAAATCCAGTTTCAATTCCTAAATCAGGAACAAAAACCTGTTGACATTACCGGAAAAAGTATCACTTGCCGTATATTAAACTACACAGGTAGTGAAATCTTAATACAGAAAGCATTGACACTACAGTTTGCTGCCACTGGAATTTGTGCGTTATATTTAAATGCCGCGGACCTTGAGAATATACAGGCTCAGAAATGTTATTATACCTTAGAAATACCAGTCAATGACTTTGACTTCCCGGTATTTGTGGATCAAAACGCCGGCGCTCGTGGTGAGATGAATATTGTTAATAGTGTATTACCTAACTTTGTTCCATCTTACGAAATTACAATACCAACTGGACAGGCCTTTCCTAATAGTCCTAACAGTAATGGAAGTAGCATCACTTACACTACTAGTGTACTGAGTACTAATAACAATCCAATACTAACTATCCAAACTGAGTACATTGAATTCTATGGAAACACAACTATTCAAGGTAGCAGTATCGTGGATAATGATTGGTATGACATTGTAACTACTGAGGAAGTCTCTAATGTTACACAAACGGTTGGTTATGTAATTGAAGGATTCCATCCTTATGTTCGTATGCAATTCACCAGCAATGCGGGCGCAGTGGCTAATTTATTGACCAGATAATTTGCTTTAACATTATGATTGTGTTACAATCAGTAGATGTTTGATATCCTGTCTATATTACCTGGCAAAAAGAAACAAACAAGTTCTGGCTGGACTAGCTTTAATGCTATCTGTTGTACCCACTTTGGTCATAGACAAGATAAACGGATGCGCGGTGGTATCAAGTTTGATGGCACTAACTGGTCAATGCATTGTTTCAATTGTGGGTTCAAATGTAACTTTGTATTGGGTCGTTCAATCAGTGCCAAGACTCGCAATCTATTAGTATGGTCTGGAATAGATGACCAACAAGTTAAAAGATGGAGTTTAGAAAGTTTACAACACAAAGACTTGATAGACTTTACTCAGCCAGCAAAACAAAAAGTAAAAATTAAATTCAATGAACACAAACTCCCTGAAGGTGAGATTGTAGATAGTAGTAATCCATTGCACAAAGTATACGCAGAGTATCTGCAATCAAGGAAGATAGATAGTAGTGACTATCCTTTCTTGATCACTCCGTATGAAAAGGGCAGGATGGCTAATAGGGTAATCATTCCCTACACATATAAGAATAAGATTGTAGGACATACAAGTAGATTCTTGGACAATAAAACTCCCAAATACATTAACGAGCAACAACACGGTTACGTGTTTAATATAGATATGCAAAAGCCAGAATGGAGTGTATGTATTGTAACCGAGGGTATATTTGATGCACTAAGCATTGATGGGGTAGCAGTGATGCACGATGACATTAATAGTGACCAAGCACTATTATTAAGTACATTGAACAAGCAAATTATTTTAGTTCCAGATAGAGATAAGACAGGTTTAGCATTGTGTGATAGAGCATTAGAATTAGGCTATAGTGTTAGCTTACCTAATTGGGACGATGATGTGAAAGATGTAAATGATGCTGTAGTGAAGTATGGTAAGTTACCTACACTATTAAGTATACTACAGTGTGCTACCAATAGTAAAATCAAAATAGAAATGCAGAGGAAGAAAATTGGCAAAACAAGAAACTAAAAAACAGTTAGATTATACACCTGAAGTTCAGAAATTGTTTCTGAGGATGATGGTAACCAACGCGGAATTATATACCCGTGTTATGAACATTATGAATAGTGAAAACTTTGATAGGTCATTAAGACCAGTGGCTGAAATGTTCAAGTCACATACAGACAAGTATAGAGTGTTACCAGACCCAACACAAATTAAAGCAACAACTGGAATAGAGATTGATCCAGTACCTGAATTGAATGATGGTCATTATGAATGGTTTTTTGATGAGTTTGAATCATTTACTAAGCGACAAGAATTAGAACGAGCAATTCTTAAAGCAGCCGACTTGTTAGAGAAGGGCGAGTTTGAACCAGTAGAGAAACTAATCAAAGATGCGGTACAGATTAGTTTACAAAAAGACATGGGCACAGATTACTTTGCTGATCCTAAGGGTCGTATCAACAAATACTTTAACAGTGGTGGACAAGTAAGTACAGGCTGGCCACAGATGGATCGTATTCTATATGGTGGTATGAGTAGAGGTGAGTTGAATATCTTTGCAGGTGGTTCAGGTTCAGGTAAATCATTAGTGATGATGAACATTGCGTTAAGCTGGTTGCAAGCGGGCATGAGTGGTGTTTATATCACATTGGAATTGAGTGAAGAATTAACATCACTAAGAACAGATGCAATGTTAACTATGATGGGCACAAAAGCAATTCGTAAAGATATTGATACAACAGAGTTGCGTGTTAAAATGGCAGGAAAGAAGTCTGGTAAGTATCGTGTTAAGAATTTACCTGCACAAAGCAATGTTAATGATATCCGTGCTTATTTGAAAGAGGTACAGATTCAGACTGGTATTAAGATTGACTTTGTAATGGTTGATTACTTAGATTTAGTAATGCCAGTAAGTATTAAAGTTAATCCAACTGACCAATTTATTAAAGACAAATATGTAGCAGAAGAATTGCGTAATCTAGCAAAAGAACTTGGTGTATTGTTGGTCACAGCAAGTCAGTTGAATCGTACTGCGGTTGATGAGATTGAGTTTGATCACAGTCATATTGCAGGTGGTATCAGTAAAATTAATACAGC